CTTCTTTCTTTTTATTAGCCATAATATAATATTATATAATTAAACATATTATCTAGGTTCAAATGAACCTAAATCAAAACCACTCATTGTATCATTTTCAGATTCAAATTTTTTAGGAGCAGCCTTGTTATTCCTTTGCTCTATTAATTCAGATTGCTGTGATGCTTGTATTCTAGTACGTTCATCTTTACGATCTTCCTTCATAGTTTCTTTGTTTTTCAGAGCATCAACTTCCACCTGTTTTAATTGCATGTTTAATTGAAATTCAAAAGCCATAAGTTCTTTTTTAACCTTGGCTTCTTCCATCATTTTTCTAAGTTCTAATTGTGATTTGATTTCTTCTAACTCAGCTTGACTTTGAGATATAGCTTGATTTTTCATCATTTCGGTTTGAGCGATATCTCGTTGAGTTTTTGAT